CCCATGGATTCGCCGACTGGTTGAGCACGGGGAATCCGCCGTACTCGGTCGGTAGCGGCTTCGGCGGCAACAGTGCGGAGTCAGGGTCGGGTGCTTGCGGGTCGATCGTGCGCGGCCCGGTCTGCTGCGCCGGCCCGAACGACGGGAAGTGCCAGCGGGCCTCTCCGCCGATGTTGATCAACAGATACCTAGTTGCGTCGGCAACATGGTCGTCTGCGCGGGTGTCGGCGTCCTCCGGGTTGCCGGTCGGCGAGTGCGGCAGGTCGGCGATGCCGGTGGCGAACCGCTCCAGGTTGTTGAACGCGTGCAGCCGCGGGCAGGTCTCCCAACCCAGGTCGCGGTGCTCCCGGCACGCCGGGGCCTCCGCCAGGTAGGAGTGGATGCGCTGCCAGCCGGTGACACGGCTTCCCGGGCCCTTGCCGGCTGGCGTCAGAGCGCATCCGTTTTCCTGGTAGACCTGCGCGATCGGCAGCGCGTCACCGCGGGTGGCCCACATCGCATCGTCGGCGTAGCGGGCGGTGACGTACTCGCCGTTCTCGGCGGCGAGGATCCGTCGGGCCTGGTCGGCCTCGCCGACCTCTTTCGCGTAGGCCTCCCGGTACACCCACACCCGACCGTCCTCGTCGACCGCCGCCCACACCACGGCCCACGGCGCGGCGTAACCCCAGTCGACGCCGGCGTACCGCCGCCACGTCGCCGGCAGCTGCCGCGGTGCGACCACATGCCGGTCGCGGGACCACTCCGGAAACATCTGGCCGGCGAACACATCCCAGTCGCCGTCCAAATAGGCCGCGCGGAGCTTCTCCGGCAGCGCCAGCAGGTCCGAGGCGTACTCGGCATTGACGTGCGGGTTGTCCGTGAGCTTCGACGGAATGAAGCGGACCTCGCGGCCACGCTGGTCGATGATGACCTTCTCGCCGTAGTTCGTCGGCTTGATGTAACGGTCCTTGACCGCGGTGTGGCCCGGGCCGCCCGGGTTCGTGGCGCTGCGGATGCCGAGCACAGGGATGTCCGCGCGGCCGGACCGCATGCGGGACTCCAGAAAGGACACGACGTCGGGGTTGGTCAACGTGCGCTCGTCGAACAGCAGCAGCTGGTACTGACCGCCCAGGCGGCGGGTCGCGTCGGCCATGGTCTCGGCGTAGCGGAACATGATCAGGCTGCCGTTGGGGAAGCGCAGCTCGTAGTCGCTGCCCTTCCACACCGCGTCCAACGCCTTGGCGTAGCCGGTCAACGCGAGCTCCGCGAGCAGCGACTCCTTCAGCTCGCCGTAGGTGCGGCGGAACGCGCCGACACGGATCCCCGGGTAGCGCACGCACTCCCGGATCGCATGCATGACAAGCGCCTTGGTCTTGCCGCCGCCGGCCGCGCCCCCGAAAAGCGTGTCGAACTCGGTTGCGTCGTGGAACTCCTGCTGCCGCGGCGTCGGCTCATACTCCAGCGACCCGAACACGTCCACCTGGGACAGACGGCGCGCCTCAATCCGATTCAACTCGTCCTGCAAAGCCTTCAATTGCTGCAGGCGCTGCATCCGCAAGCCTTGAAGCGATGACGGCCTGAAGTTCTCGGATCTGGGAGTCGAGCCAGTCAATGGTCACCACCTCGTGACGCTCCGGCGCATCCAGACCGAGCAGCTTGCAACGCCGATCGATGATCTTCAGCGTCTGGTCGATCGCCTTGTGATCGCCGGACAACGCCGTCGACCACGTCGCCGCCTGCAACCGGTCCAACCGCAGCAGCTCGATCTCCCGCAACTCGTCGATCGACCGCGTGCCGTCCTCAACACGAGCCGAGATCGCCTTCTGCACATCAGCCACGGCCTGACCGCGGTTGGAGTAGCCGAGCTGGCTGGCGATCGCCTGAAAGTCCAAGCCGGCCAGCCGCAGCGCGACCGCCTTGGTCTGCCGGTCGAGGCTGGCGGGAAGACGCCCCACGGGGACCACCTCCCCGCGCGCTACCTGTTGTTGGCCAGCCAGTCCCGAGCGATCGCCACCAGCGCCTCGCCGGCGGTGTCCAGTCCGTAGGTGGTGCGGGCCGCACCGAGCGCGGCGCGGACCGTGTCGCAATCCGCGGCGGGCACCAGCCACGCCAGCTGCATGTAGTCGCCGCCCGACGTGGCCGGGTCGTACTCCCGCCCGGCGGGACGCCCATCCGCCGACGCGCCGTCGACCTCGTCGTCCTCGGCGTCGGGCAGCGCGCCGGACGGGTCGGTGACCGCGGTGATGGCGTGCTCGTCGTCCCACTCCGGCGGCGGGGCGATCAACGCCTGGATGTCACGCTCGGTGTAACCCGAGCCGATCAGGTCATCGTCCAGATAGGACAGCAGCTCCGCCAAGGCGTCAGTGTCGTAGCCGCCGAGCTCCTGCGTCCGATTCGCCGCCAACATGATCCGATACGCCGCCGGCTCGTCGACATCCACGAGCACCGCGTCGATCTCGGTCCAGCCCAACGACCGCGCGGCCAGCACGGTGTGGTTGCCGGCCAACACGAACCGCGAGCAGGCCTGCACCACGACCGGCGCGAACTGCCCGTTGCGCGTCAACGACTGCGCGATCGCCGCCACATCCCCGCGGCGCGGGTTGGCCGGGTGCACCTCGATCGAGTCGAGCGCCACCCGCTCCAGGCCGGTCAGCAGACCCATCAGGCGTGGCCCGCCACAACCATGAACAGCAGCGAGATGCCGGTCAGCACAGCGGCGACGATCACCAGCGCTTGCGACGCGCGGCCGCCCAGCGCCAGGCCGAGGAAGCCGAGGAACGCTCCCAGCGCGAGCAGGAGCACGGGGCTCAGCAGCGTCATTCGGATCGATCTCCTCTCGGGCGCACCGCGTAGACACGCAGCAGCTGGTCGACCTTGTGATGCAAGGAGGTCAGCGCGATGTGGTCGGCGTCGGCCTTCGCCGCGCGCTGCAGCTCGGCCTGGTTCGCGGCGTGCTGCAGGATCGGCAGCGCCCAGGCCTGAAACCAGCTGCTGAACACGATGCTCACCAGCAGCTTCACGCTGTCCGGCGCCGGCACCGTCAACAGCGGCACCAGGAACGTCACCCAGAACAGCGCCATCGACCCCAGCACGGTCGAGGCCACCCCTCCGACCGCGGCGCTGAACCGGGCCAGCCGCGAGCGCTGGGTCACCAGCAGCAGCCTCGGGTGCGGAACGTGAGGGTGCGTCTCGACCATCGTGGCAGCCCTCCCCGGGGTGAGTGTGTAGTCCGGGGAGGGCCACGTGACCCTCAGGTGATCGACAGCTGGCCCACAGACCGCACCGGCACCTCAGGGTTGTCCGTGATCTTGATCCAGATGACCCACGTTCCCACCGTCAACGCCACTCCCCCGCCCGGCCCGACCAGGCACTGCGCCACGTACGGGGCGTTCACGCTGTCCCACACGCCCGGATGCCAGTCGCCACCGGCGGGGTTGGCTCCGGTGGTGAACGCGAACTGCACCACGTCCCCGGTCGGGTTGTACGGGGCGTTGTTGACCGCCGCGGACACCGGCACTCGCACGTACTCAGTGGACAGTGACGACAGGCTGATCACAGGTCGCCCTCCCCTTCAGCCCACTTACGCACCGCCGAGTCGGTCTTGAACCGCCTGGCGCCCAACAGGGCCACCCACTTCAGGTAGGCAGCACCCGCGGTGACCGTCACGTTGATCGCCGACGCCGCCTGCGCGAACAGGCCCGTCGACACCGTCGACACCACCGCCGCCAACGCCAATCCGAACCGGCGCGCCACCGACGCTGTCGGCGTGACCTGCACCGTGGCCAGGAACTGCCGCGGCAGCTGCGCGCGCCTGCTCGGCGCCAGACCCACCGAGACAGCGAGCTGCTTGCCGACCGTGCGCGCCTGTGTGGCCGTCGCCGACACCGCCGTGGCCAGCGGCACGCCAACCGACCGGCCGATGCCCGCAGCCGTGGTGACCGCGGTGGCCAGCGCGAGCAGCGCGGCCCGACTGAAGCTGCCGGACGCCGTGATCGCCACGCTGACGGCCCGGGTGGCCCCCACCTGGCGCACCACCGTGGCCGTAGACGCCACAACGGTCTGCAATGGACGGTTCAGCGTCCGCGCCACGGCCGCCGTGGTGCTGACGGTCGCGGTGAACAGCCGCAGGGTCGCCTTGAGCACCGAGGCCGAGGCCGTCGTCGTCACGCCGGCGGACATCGTCCGCGTCACGCCCCGCTGCAGCACCGGCGCGGTGACCTCGACCGCGGGCAACTGCTTGCCCAACGCCCGGCCGAGCACGCCGATGGCGCTGGCCGTCGCCGGCGCGACCTTGCCGACCGTGCGCTGCAGCACGCCGGTGCCGGTGATCGAGGTGGCCAGCGACAGCAGGAACGCCTTGATCGCCAAGATCGTGGCGTTGGTCGACACCGTCGCCGCCAGCTGGCGACCCACCTGCCGCGACAGCGCGCCAGTGGTTGTGACCGAGGTGGACAACGCCCGGCCCGCCTGCCGCGACGTTGCCCCGCTCAGGCTGACCACGCCGACTGCCGTCCGCGCAAGGGCCCGCTGCGCACTACCGGTGGTGACCCCCACCGTGGCCAGCAGCAGGCCCGCCTCCCGCACGAACACAGCCGACGTGGTCAGCGACGCCGGCGCGACCTTGCCCACCTGGCGGCCGTGCGCCGCGGTGAGGATCGACTGTCCGGCGGTCAATTTGCCCACAGCACGGCGCACAACCGCAACAGTGGACAGCGTGACCGGCAGCGACTTGCCTACCTGTCGAGCCAGTGTGCCAGTGGCGGCCATCGTCGCGGTGAACACCCGCAAGATCGTCTTGATCACCAGCGCGGTCGCCGTCAACGTCACCGTCGTGGCCAAGGTGCGAGCCACGCTGCGCTGCAGAGCCGGCACGGTCGAGGCCACTCCGGCCAGTGTCCGGCTCAACGCCCGCTGCAGCAGGCCCGTCGTCGTCGCCACCGCGCCGAGCTGCTTGCCCAGCGCCCGTCCGACCGAGCCGGTCGTGACCACCGAGCCCGGCAACGGCTTCCCCACCGCCCGGGCCAGCACGCCCGTCAGGCTCACCACGGCGGCGACCTGGCGGGACAGCGCCCGCTGCAGGCCGCCCGTGGTGGACACCGTGGCCGGCAACGACTTCCCGGACTGCCA